TCGCCGCCTTCTTTCATCATGGGGCGATTCATCATCGCCGCACGACGTGCTGCCATAGAAGGACGGCGGGGTGCCATAGCAGGAGCCATGCCGCCACGAGCGCCAGGAGCGGGCATGGATGACAAGCCACCCATAACACCGCCATTCATCATCTTTTTAGGCTTCGATACTGAGCCACCTTTCTTCAGCTTTAACTCTACTGAAGGCTCGGTGGTCATCATCTTCACCATTGGCTTAAACTGGCCCATGATTAGCGCTCCTTTGCAGCGTAGATGTAATCAACGGTCATGGTCTTGGCCACAGCCTCACCATTCTGAATTGCAAAGGTCACAGTCATATCTTCATCATCAGGCAGGTTGGTGGTTACTGAGCTACCAGCGATTGCACCATTGACAAAGTATTGGACTGCGCTTACGCCATCATAATAAAACCCAAGGCGAATAAAGGTGTCATTAGCCATCGTGGCGATTGACGTTGCAGCAGTGGCCGTGTTGTTTTTCTCAACGCGGAAGTTCACTGTGGCAGCGCCATCAGACTTGATGAAAAACACACCATCCGTGACATCAAGAGGCGTCGTATCAGTGATCATCAACCCAATCACAACATCTGATTGTGTTGCATCACTAACCTTGAAGCGAGCTTCAAAGAACAACCTTTTTCCAGCGGCAAAACGGAACGATTCACCAACCTTCTGCAAAGACACTAGATCATCATCTGCGGCTGTATTGGTAAGCAACAACAGGCCACCATCACCGTCGGTCAGCGCTTGAGTAGCGCCGGCCTGCGTTTCGGTCACCGTCCAGTCAGCAGCGGCGTAGTAATCGAAGTCTTCAAAGTAGGTGTGGAAGTTCGTCGCTGCGGGTTGCCCTAACTGGGCAAACAGCGAATCTTCACCGACGTTGGTAACGCCGTTAGGAAACCGAGTCGTAGTCATGCTTTAACTCCTATGAAGCGGGGGCTCTTGAGCCCCCTGGTTTCCTTAGACTCCGGGCGTGCCATACATCGCACGTGGATCGGTGAAGCCCACGTCATAACGCTCGGTGGCTTTGTACCGCATGGTGTCGGTTTCAAAGTCACCCTCCATCGTCTTCTCGAGACGACGGCGCATCATGAGCTTCATGCCCTCGGGCGCGTCGGTCTGCACCCACCATGCGGTCGAGCTCGTCAAACGCGACAACACCGCTGCGCCCTCGTCAAGCAGACCGATGGACTTTACGGGGTTGATGTCGTTGTTTGCCTGGCCGGCGCGCAAGACGCTCTTCAGCAGCACTTCGGCTTGGAAGATGTTGCCTGGAGCGACGACGAGCTGTCGTGGCACGAGGCGAATCTTCTTACCGTTGTTGTCAACGGCTTGGCGGATCTGGATAAGCATCTGCTCAAGCGAAGTTTGGCTGAGAACCGCAGCGTTGGTCAGCAGGTTGCTGAACGTGCCGTTCACGATGGGGTGCGAGGCGCTGTTTAGCGCTACGCCGTCACCGCCTGCGTAAGCACCGCCCGTGAAGGCGTTGTTTAGCACGTTGGCGCACAGGGTTTCCTTGGTTTCAACCAGGGACTGCGCAAGGTGACGAGCGTAAACCGATCCGATGCGGATGTGGTCGCCATCCTCAACAAGCACTTTGGTCAAGGCGAAGGCCAAGCCATACACCGAGTACACATAGCGCTTGAGGAAGAGTACGCCACCCTGCTGATAGGTTACGGGGCTGCCGTCAGGAAGCAACGGTGCCAATCCGAAACCGTACAGGACCGGCTCTTCGTGGTAGTTACGGGGAATGCCTTCTTGCTCGCGGAACACACGGCTCCACTCGTCGGCACGTTGATCATAGACTCCGTCGAAACACTCGTTGAGAATTGGCTCAACAATCGACCGAAAGTCGGTACTGCGCATTGGGGCTGCCATTTGTCAAGCCCTCCTTTAAGCTACGGTTACGGGGTAAGCTACTGCCGCACCCTCGTAGATACCAGCGTACTGGAACTCGGCGATCTGCACACGAACGATCGTGTACGTGTCGCCCCATGCGTTGCCTGGGTAAGGCGCCAAGTCAATGACGCGGAGCGTCTTGGTGGCGTTGGCGGAGGCCGCCGTAGTACCCATCGTGGCCTGAGACAGCCCCACCAACGTCGGGTCACCCGTGGTTGGGTTGTACGGGTTGGTGATGTCGTACTCTTGGCCAATGGCGGTCTTGGCGATTGAGCCTTCAGCCTGGATTTCGTAGACCACTTGGGGATCGGTCCAGATATAGGCGATCAGCGAGCCGGTTTGATACGTTGTGCCCGTAGGCCAGCTGTTCGAAACACGGCGACGACCAGTGGTGTCAGTCCACTCGACGCCATCAAACACGCCGTAAATGGGGTCTCCGCTTGCGGCGCGAACGATATACCCAGTTGCGGGGTCGAGCTTGACGGCCTGACCCTTCAAAATGTTCTGAGCATACCCCGATTCAATTATATTGGCTAGCCCCTGCGCACGATCAAGCCCCGAAGGGTGATACGCAGGCCGCAAACCAAAGGGTGCTAAGGTTGCAGACATGATTGTGTAAACTCCAATTTAACCCTCGAAGACCGGGGGTCGGTTGACGGATTGTTTCGCCACATTACCGAAGCCTTCGCCTTCCGTTTTCAGGAGTTTGTGTCCTGAGCTGTCAGCGCCCTGCTGGAGTTCGGCCATACGTTCCATGATTGCATTGGTTGCTTCCATTGGTTTTTGATAATGGAAATGCGTCATGACCCGCTGGTAGAGTTCAGCCGGTAACTTGAACAGCAACATCTCGTTGCACGAAATGTGACCCACATGCTCGCCCGCTTTTACGCGATAGTTCTCAAACCCAGGTAACTCATCGGCGGTAACCGGAACGTACCCCAGTCGGATTCGCTTGTCAATCGTGTCGTAGCTGTTTGTGGTGGAAAGCCAGCAGAGGTGCCAACCGGGAATGTCGGGCACTTTCGGCAGGGCGGTTTGCGTCCACTCGTCACTCCACATCTTGTCGATGTCCTGTGAGGCGGCGAACATAGTCTCCGGCGGCAGTCGATCGAGGTCCTCGCTTGCGCGACTTTCGCGACCACCGGCGGTGAGAGATTTCTTTAGTCTTGAGTCCATAATAATGCTTCCTTAGTTCCGGGTTGAGTTGCGGCGGGCTTCGGCCGCATAGCGCTTGATCATGCTGGAGCGCTTTGCGGGGTCATCCCAAAAGCCGGCGTCTTTCATAGCGCGAACCTGCTCGGGGCTCAGTGTAAATGAGCCACGGGCGTTGCCGCTGTTTGAAGACTCTCGACCAGTACCAGTTTGCATGTTACGGGGCTTTTGACGTTGATTCCCCGCATTATAGCCTGAATCATACCGATGAGGCAAGTACTTTTTTGCCCGGTCGTCAAGTTCCTCCCAGTACTCCTCGGAAGCCGGGTTCCAACCCCCCTCGGCGGTTAGCTCCTCGTCGATCTGTTTGATGATGCGGGAGTCGGTGTCGCGGTGCTGCGGGTCGTACCAGCCGTTGCGGTTGATCCACGCGGCGGCCATTTTCTGCACCCTCGGATCGGGCAGGTTGGCAGCCTGACGGGGGTTGGTGCTCGCCTTTTTGAGGTTTTTCAACGCCTCGAGCTGCTGCCTCGACTCGTACCAGAGCTCCTGCGCCTGCGCCAGGGCGTCGCCGTCCTGGGCGCGGGTGGCCTCGGCGATTTTGCGCTTGGCGTACTCGAGCCGCAGCTCTTGATCCTCAACGGCGCGGTCAAGTTTAGCGAGTTCGCCGGCGTGCGTCTTGCGCTCCACCACCGACAACCGCTCCATTAGTTCTTGATTCTGCCGCTGGAGCAGCTGCAGGCGCTGATCCTTTTCGGCGCTGGTTTTGCGGGCTAGTTCGCGCTTGGCGCGGCGGCGCTCGCGTTTGGCGTTGCGGAGGGCTTCGGTGTCGTCGTCGGAGTCGGCGTCCGCTGGGTCGTCAGCTGAGTTAGCGTCGGCTTTTGACTCGGGTGCGCCGTCGTTGTCATCATCGTCGTCGGCAACCGGGGCCAGGTCTTGAGGCAGGTCCACAGTGGCTGAGCCATCGGCCTGCTCCTTGATTTCGATTTTCTCTTCGGTTTCCGTACTCATAGGAATGCCTTAGTCTCGAGCGGGTTGGCGGTGATTCGGGCAATGACCTCGTGATCATTGACGATCATGAAAAGGGCGGGATCCTCCATGTGATCTTCGCCGGGCACTCGGACCTCCCAGCGGTCGCCGCCCCACTTGGGGACGCGAATAAAGTCACCCACCGCGCACCACGACCCCTCAGGCCAGGGGTTCATCGAGTCGCGATGACGGAAAGCGAGCGGCCCAATCGAAATGACTTTGGCGACCTGCGTGTTCCACTTTTCGGTCTCTTTGGTTTCCTCAACAAGTACGATTCCTGCTTTGGTGGTCTTTTTGCGGCTGCGGCGCAACTGCACCAACACCCGACCACCTAACGGCTGCGCACCAGGATCTACGCTCGGAAAGGCCCAAGCCATCTCAGCGTCTTGCGACGCTACTGGTTCAGTCATGTTCATCTTCATCCTCTAAAAAGTTATCAATAATTTCAAGGGCTTTTTGTAGCCCCGTGTGTTCGCCGACCATGCGCTGATACGCCTCCCATGTCGCGGCGTTTCCGACCGCTAAGGAATGGCTTATTTCAGCCTGACGTGTCTTGAATGCGCCAATCAGCTGCGTTACGGTTAGGGTCATAAAGGTTTACTTTTTGGGCTTACCGACGGCCCCGGCCAGGGCACCTCCTTTGCTGCTGGGGGCGGCGGGGGCTTTTCCGCCTTTGGACTGCAGGCTCGTGCCGTCGAGCGCCGCACCCATGGCGATGCGCTTGTGGTAGGGGACGGCTTCGAGGTCTTTGATGCTGTTGTTACTGGATGGTTGGGCCACGGTCAACTCCTAGGTTACGTTGGGCTTCGTTTTGAAGCCGAATGGCAGTCTCGAACTGCTCGGTGCGCAGCTTGTCGTCTTGTTGGGTCAAGCGTGCGGTTTCTATGCGCTCGCGGGTCAGGTTGTCCGCAGCGTTCAGCGCCACGTCCAATTGGTCGCGAGTGGCGGCGCGTTCCTGCTCGGCGGTCAGGCGAGCCACGTCGAGCTGCCCCCGCTGTTGCATGTCCGCCCCTTTGAGCTGCATCTCCGCCTGATCGCGCTGGGCGCGGCGCTGGGTTTCGGCCAGCGACGTTTCCCGCAGCACCTGCGCCTCGGGCGGTAGCTGAGGTTGCGGGGTGAGCTTTTTCATCGCCTCGAGCAGCTGTTGAACTAGCGGCAGCACCTGCCCGAAGGCTTTTTCGGAGTCCAGCTTGACGTGCTGCGACACGAGGCCGTAAGTCTTATCGATTTCGGCGGTGAGCGTTTTGTCCTCGTACTCTTGCTCGGTCACGGGCTCGCCGCGCAGCTTAGTCACGTAGCCCTGAGAGCGGTTCAAGTACCAGAGGATCATGTGCTGCTTGATGTGCTCAAGCGCACGAGGCAGGAAAACGCTCGCCATGATTGGGTTGCCCCCGAAAGCGGGGTTCAACGCAAAGTCCAAGTGCGCCTGAATGTGCGCCAAATGATCTTGATGCATATAGGCGTAGCCGTTCTGCCCCAGGGCCATGGCGACGTTCTCATCCACGGCGGAAAGCTCGTTGGGCGAGGGCGTGTTCTTGAGCAACTCGTTGTAGGCGGGGATTTTCAGCTGTTTCAGCAGCCGCTCCTCAACGGCGCGGGAGTCATACAGGTCAGGGCGCTTGTCGGCACGCGCTAGAACCGCTTGAATCTGCGCCATGCGCTGGGTTTCGCTGAAAATGTGCGGGTCAGAGACCGGCACCACGTCCGTATTGCGTTGAAAATCAGCTTCCTCAATCTCGAGGTCCGCCACGACCTCGCCTTTACGCATGTCGCTCAGGTACCAGCGGTTCAACCGCCCCAGAACCTTCAAAAGTCGGCCTTGCGCGTCGTGCAACCGGGCGTGAATGGCGCTGAAAACCGCTGCGCCCTGCTCAATCAGCGCCTGCGTGGTGCCGACGGGGGTTTGAGCGTTAACATCGGCGATTTTCTCCTCCGCCGTCGTCACGACACCCTTTGTGGCCTTGTCAAGCCAGCCTAAAAGCTCAAACAACACGGCCGAAGGCGGGTTGAAAGGCATCGGCATGGCGATCTTTTTAATGTCATCGACGCCGGGCGCAGCCTCAATCTCAACAACCTGCGTAATGTCGACCTGTTGGCTCTGGCCGCTGACCTTTGCGCCCTTCAACTTGAGCAGTGCTGGGGCGTTGTTGATGTGCGCCGAGTCGAGCAGGGCTCTCAACGCCCCCGTGAGGGCCGCGCTCAGGCCTCCGATGAGGTGCGGCAGGCCGATTGCGTACGCCCCGCGCCACGGAATGAACTTGTACTCAATGACCCAGTCCAATTTAGTCATGGTGTCGTCGCCGCTCTCCCAGTTGCGGTACAACCCCACCACTTCGGACTCGAGTTCGTCAATCATCATCACGTACGGGGCCATTTCGCCCCCGCTGTCGCGGTCATCTTCGAGCTCAAGCCACGTGTAAACGTGATACACACGGCGCTCGCCGTCGGTGTTCTCGTCCCACTTGCGCCCTTCGATCTTGTTGTTGGCCTTTTCGGCCTTGGTTTCCTCGGGTTCCATTGACGCCCGCACCAGGTCAATGTCACGGTACAAGCCGGAGGTGATGCGCCGTTTGAATTCCCACTCCGTAATGTCGTGAATCTCGGTGGCTCGGGGCGCGGTGTAGAAGTTCGTGGCCGAAAAGGGGATCAAAACCTTATCGATCGGCAAAAACTCGGCACAAGGGCGCTTTTTCTGCTCATCGTACCAGAGCTTCAAGTACTGCGACCCGCCCAAGGGCAGCTGCGTGAGGAGTTGCTCCTGCTCGTCGCGGAACTCTTCAATCTGCTCCGTGAGCTGCCAGTTCATCCAGTCGCGCTTGCGCTCGGCGCGTTGGGTTTTTTCCTCATCATTCTGGCCCAGTATCTTGGTTTTGACGGGGCCGTCCGGCGGAAATAGCTCTTTTATGGCCCGGCTCGCGAAGTCCACGCACGCCTCCGCCATCGCGGGGTGCACAACCTTGCTCGCCCCCATGAAGTTCGCCCCACCCGGCGCATCTTTACCCATGCCGGTGCGCTTCAAGCCCTCTTCGTACTGCTTGTCGCGGTCCTCGCGGGCTTGCTTGTCCTTTTTGATGAGGTCAATGTACCGCATCGCCAACGTGCTCAGGTCGAGGGGGTCAATCACCTCCGCTAGGTTCTGATAAAAGTCCTCGTCCTCGAGCGGGCCGTTGTCCGGCTGCAGATTGACGCGCACCGACCCATCGGGCAGCTCCTCCAACTCGGCGTCATCGCCCACGGTGAGCTCCTCTTCAAGCTCCACGGTGACGTCCCCGGCGGGTAGCTCGTCGTCCTCGAGCTGAGGTTGCGGAAATTCAATAGCCATGATGTTCTCGATTCCTATTTACGATGACCCTTGAACAACAACTCATCAGCCATCAAGGTGGGGTGCTTTTCGATTTTAACCCGGCCGCCCCGACGGTACGGTTGCGCCTCATCAGGGGTGAGCCGTGCACGGCCCGACTCGATGGCTTGACGGGCGTTGCGCTGCAGCTCGGCCTGAGTCGTGAAGGGCATCTGCGACCCGAGAGCGTTGTTGACGGTGTCCATCTCGTAGCCCGCCGGAACTGGCCCCATCCCCAACGCCGACTTAATGTGCGCCATGGGGGCGTTGACCAGCTCGTACCCCTGCCCCAACCCCCGAGCCAACGACGGGTTGAGCTTTTGAGCGAGTATGCTCGAGGCAATGATATGCCGAGCGGCGTCGCGTTTGACCGGGTCCTTCGGGAACATCTCCCGTGAAACGGTCTGAGCGTAAATTTGAAGGTTGTCAAGCCGAGGGTCGGGCAGGCCGCGCACTTCGGGTTCATTAGGATTGGCGGGGGCTTTGACCTTGCGCCGGGACTCGATGGGCGGGCGACCGCCGTCTTTCAGCTCAACTGCGCCGCCTTGTGCATAACTTTCGTCAGGCAAATAAGTCTTCACAAGGTTGGCCAACTCTTCTTTTGTTACGTAATAAGGCGCGGTTCCTCCAGCTTTGGTAATCGCATCTACTAAGTCTTTGTTATATTCTGGTCTGAGAGTCATTAACCCTGTGTTCTGCAGGTCACCAACCTTGCTCCAGTTACCGCTGCGCACAAAATCCTGCACAAAGGGTAGATACTCATCTTTAGGTGCCTTGTTGCCTTTGCCTTTGATTTGGGCGATGTTTTCAGGACCAGGACGACCTTCGGGTGTTCCTGTATCAAAAATTCTAGGTCCTGGCTCCACCTCAATCGTTACGTGTGGCTCGCCCTTCTTGTCGCGCAGGCTGTAAATGCGACTGCGCCCCTCGATGACGTCCGGGCAGTAGCCCCCGACGCAGTGGCCCATCGTTTCGCCCTCGTACTTGAGGGCGTCCTCGAGGGGTTGACGTCCGACCTGCTGATTGGCGATGGCTTCCTCAGGTGACCGACCCACCGCGCCAGTGCTCCGGCCATCGGGTCCGTAAACCGCAAACCGGCCCTCTTTGCTCATCGGCTTGACCGAATAGCCCGGCGGTAGCTCTTTGATTTCGGGCAGCTTCAGCTCCACCCAGCGCAGGCCTTTCTCGTTGAGAAGCTCGGTAGTGCCCGGAACGGTCTCATAGGCGCGGTGTTCGAACGTGGCGGGGTTGCGCGCCTTGAGGGCGTCGGCCTCGGCCTTCTGCGCCGCCCGCCACTCGTTGATCTTGGCGACCCGCTCGACGGCCTGCGGCACCGTGACCTTCTCAAGCTGCTGCGGGGTCAGCCGCAACGACGCCGGCAGCCCTGAGTTGGGATTCAGGGCGTTGGTCAATTCGTCGATGATGTGCGGGAAGCCAAGATCAGAAGAGTCGCTGCCGCGAACCGACAGATCATAAACGGGCGTTTCAGGGGGTATTTTTGCAAGCCACGGGTTACGCGCGAGCGTGGGCTCTCCCGTTTCGCCGGAGCGGGTGTGCAGGTAGGTGCGCGCTTCTGTGGGCGTTATTGCGTAATCAGCTGCGTTTTCCCAGGCCTTGGCGGTTTCGGAGGCGCTCAGCTTCGGCGTAATGTCGCCTGAAGGGCGCATTGCGTGCCGACCGTAAGTGAGATTTTCCGGCTGAACGTGCAGCGTGCCCCGCTCAGCGAGCGCCCGGACGGGGTCCTCAGGCGTCGCCATTTCGTTCTTGACGTACTTGGTGAGCTTGGTGTCGATCCACTTGTTGAGGGCTTCATCTGGGGCACGCTGGGCTCGGATTGCCGCCGCACCTGGGCTGTCTGCAATACCGGCCTCAGCCCAACCCTTTTCTAAGTCTGCCAAGCTAATTGAGCCTAAGTCGCGTTTGAGCGGCTCGAGTGCTCGCTCAACCGACCCGGCAAGCCAGTTGCCGCCTTTGGGCTTGATGACTCCGGCTGCGCCCAGTGCGCCGAGGCCGGCGGTGACTTCGGGCAGCGCGGAGGCCACTTTGCCCGGAACGGCGGCCAGCCCCACGGCGGGCATGTTGGCGAGGGCCTGCCCAGTGCGGTAGCCTTCGCCGCCGGGGATGATGGGCTGCGCCCCGAACAGGCCACGGCCCACGTCCGCCGCCTCGCGCAGCGGCCCCATGCCCGGCCCCTCGCCGTAGCCCTTGAGCTGGGAGGCCCGGCGACGTTGACGGAGCTCCTCGAGTTCCTCGGGGCTGAGCGGTAGCAGGCTAGGCGGCATAGGGGTTCACCTTGGGTCCGGTGTAATCGTCCGAGTCATTGAGGGCGTCAATGTAATCCTCGGGGTCGTAGTCGTCGCGGGGAGCGGGGTCAATGTTCAGCCACCCAGCGTCGCGCAGGTAACGGAGCGCCTGCGAGAAGGCGTCGCAGAAGTCATCGTGCGTGGCGTTGGGGAAGCTGCATATCTGCGTGACCATGGCCTCCGCCCAGTCGCGCACGTAGCCGGCCCGCACCGAGGACTCCGGAATGTACACTCGGCCGGCCTTGACAATGTTGGCGACAATGCTCAGCCGCTGCACCTTGTCGGCCCGACCGGGGTTGTAACCGCGCACCGGAACCTGCGCCCGCTGCAGGTCCTGAATCAGCGGGATGCCGGCGGCCTTGTCCTCAACGAGCACCAAGTCCACCCGGCGGGCCTCGCGCCCCTCGCCGAAGATGATATCGTACTCATCGGTGACCTTGCTCTTCAGGTCGGGGTACTGCAGGTGATCCTGCCAAGCGTCGATGACCAACACGCACATGCTGCCGTCCTGGGGCTTGAACACCCCGAACGTAATCGACGCGGTGGGGTCGTTCTGCGTCTTCTCCGTATGCGCGCAGTCGTACGATTGAATGATGAACTCAAGCCGAGGCAACGGGCGGTCCGCCGCCCACAGCTTGAACCATTCGCGCTTGACGATGCCGCCTTCCTCGGGGTCAATAATCTCGGCGTGAATCTCCTGCCGCCCCAAGTTGGTGCCCTCGTAGCTGAGGATCTGCGCCTTGAAGTTGTCGCTCAGGTTATCAAGGTTGGTGTACGTGCTGGCGGTGGTGAGCGCGACGTCCGCGCCCTCGCGGCTGATCAGGTCAACGATGAGGTCGCGGGGTTTGGGGGTGGTCGTGATCAGAAGGCGGCTCTTCATGTTGGGGAGCTTCAGCCGCACCCCGAACTGAATCTGATCCCACGCCTCCTGCAAGTACTCCCACGCGGCCAGCTCATCGCACCACCCGCCGTGGAACTGCGGCCCCCGGAACCTTTCTGGTTCACTGGCCGGAATACCTTTGATCAACGAGCCGTTAACGAGCCTCAGCTCGTGCAGCGCTTTGTTGTACTCGCTGACGAGCGCCTGCGGAATCACGGTAAGCAGGCCCGAGTCTCCCTCAAAGCACGTTGCGCGCACGTCCGAGGAGGTTGGCGCCGCCACCAGCCATCGCGTCCGGGGGTAGCTCCACGCCCACCACCCAACCTGCTCGGCGGCGGTGCGGGTCTTGCCCGCTCCGCGCCCGGCTAACATTAACCACACCGACCACCAATCCCCCGGCGGGGGCTTCTGATGATCGTGCGCCACACTCAACCACAACGCCCGCCATGCCCATGCGGCCTGCTGATCGGGGGTGAGCTGCGTGAACTGCTCGCGCAACGCCGGGTCGCGCAGCAACCCCGCTAAAACGCCGGCGTCACTCGCCCCCATCGCCCCGGCGCTTCAATTCGAGGTTGCTCAGGATTTGATCAAACACCGTGCTCACTTCAACCTTGACTGCGCCGTCCTCGGGGCCGACGTGCTGCTGCGTCAGGCGCTCGCCGTACACTTTGGGCAGCATCTTCGCCAACTTCCACTTCAGCGTATCAACCTGAAGGCGTTTGCTCGCGATGACGTCGCTGCTCAGCGGCACCAACACCCGCCGCACCCGCTGTTGGCCGTGCTCGTCGTACAAGGGTTGACCCTCGGCGTCGGTTTCGGGCACGAGCGTGTACGTGTGGGTTTCGGCCGCGAGCTTGTCGATTTTATCACCCAGCAGCAGGTAGCCAGTTTCTCGCGCGTGTGCGTATTGAAGCCCGAATCCCGTGGGGTCTTTCTTAACCCACTTCATCACCACATCCGCCGTGGGGGCACCCGGCCCCTGCGCCGCGCACGCCTCATATAGGCTGTCGCCCGATTCGAGCCGCGCAAGAATGCCCGGTTTCCACTTCTCGGGGTCGTACCGCTGCGCGTGATGAAACTCCGGCCCCAGCACCCGCTGGCGCTTGGGCTTTGGGTTTGCGGCGGCGACGGGGCTCTTCGCTTTCGGGGTTGATTGCTTCTTGCTCATGCGCGGCATTATAGCCCGCCCCGCCCCGAAAAGGCAAGTCCCTCCGCCGGAAACACCCCCACAACACAGCGCCCCCGCGCCTTAGCGAGCGGCTCAAGCCTCAGGTGACCCTCCGCGATGAGTTGCCCGAGCAGGGCCTCTTTGCGCTCCTGAGAGCCGCCGGGCGAGCCCTCAGCCCGCGTAATGCGGGGGTAGTGCGTTGGGCCTCGGCCTGGGTCGCTGCGCACCCGCCCCACCAACCACCCGCGCAACGCCTCGTCGTCGGTGGGGTTCGGGGGCACAGGCTCCGCAACCGCCCCCGCCACATACAGCCCCCAAAAGCGCCCGTTCCGGCCCGAGGCCCGGCGCTCAACCGCCTTGACCCGCCCCGCACTCAGCAGCCCGTTCATGGCGGCGTATTTTTCTTCGGTCAGCCCGCGCAGCCCCCCTTCCGCCACACGGCGGTAAATGTACCACGTCTTGGGCCGCCCCGGCTCCGCCGCTATCAGCGCCTCGAGCTCCCCGGGCAGGCTCCGTCGCCGTTCCTCGATCCATTCCGGCGTAACGTGCTGTTTGCTTTTCATCATGATGTGATTGTTTCCTCTGCTTCAAAACGCGCATTATAGCTCATGTTCGTTCGCCGCGCCAACTAAGGCGCTCAATTTGATTCAAAACCACCCCCGCCCACCCCCAAAAAAGTGAACGTTCGTACACGTAGTGTAGAGGCCCCCAACCGAACGTTCACTTTTTTGAATCGTTCGCCCCACACTCGCTCTGATCGGCTCCGTGGTGGGGCAACGTAGTTTGCCCCCACTCCGGCGATCGAGCAACTCAGGATGCGCCCCGCAACCGAACGTTCGTTCGCTCAATCGTTCGAACGTTCGGCCCGAACGAACGATCACTTTTACGTTTCCAGCGCGGTCATTTTCGACCCCCCAACGGTGCACCCTCACCCGCCCAACGGCCCCGCCCTGAAAACTAACGGTTTCAGCGCTCATTCTTAATGCAGCTCACTGCTAGGGCCGTTGGCGGCGTTGCGGTTACGCACGGCGGCCGCAATCGCGAGCGTGCCGTAGCCTTCGGCCCCCATCTGCTCGATTAGGCGGGCGCAGCTTTCGTTTTCCGCCGCCCGCACGGCGGCCATCATCAACGGGGTTTTGAATTTCAGCTCCGCGACGGTTTCCGCCAGGTCCTGAATGGCCCGTTGGGCGAGACGCAGAGACGCGTCCTCGGCGCTCATGCGGCGTCCCCCGCGTGGCGTTGCCACTCGTTAGAGGTGTTCGTGCTGCTACGGGGCTCTGAACCCCGCAGAAGCCGCCGTTTCACGTGCTCGGGCAGCCGGGGCAGCGGAGCCCACGCCACCGCCCACTGATGCCAGACCCCCACCACGCAGACCCCACCCGGATTCAGCAGCAACATCTTCACTCCCCGTGGCGGGGGTTGATCCTGCGCGGTGCGCCATACGGCCTCTCCCGCTACGTAGTCTTTCATTGCTCACCCCTAGGATAAAAAGTGACAACATCGCCTCCGGGATAAATCGTGGCCGTACACCCTAACTCTTTGCACACGCCATTGACCCAATGCTGCACATATCGCAGCGAAGGAACCTCATCGGGCAATCTTTGTTCTAGTAGTGCAAGGCTGATCGTAGCCGCTTCGTTATTTCTAATTTTGTTATGAATCCACGCTTTCATTGCTCACCCCTTGCTCTGATTGCTTCGGCGCACCGTTTAGCACCTTCAGCAATACGCAGTAGCCCTTGATTGCCTCGTGGTAGATAAAACGCTTCTTGGTGGTAAGCCTCATTCGCTTCTTCTAAACACAACTTCGCACACGCCTCACGCTCTGCTGCCGCAACGCGGCTGTAGAAGTCTGTTATTTCGCTGATCCCCCAACGTGCTGGCTCGGTATAGTTTTCACCTGCTCTTATTAGTCCGGCTTCTTGTGCCAGTTTGATAATTTCTTCTTTGTTCATATGTCACCTCTGCGGATTAAAGCCAAGCCGACGCATTCCTAACTCGATGAGCATTGCGGCATCTTCAAGGCGGTTCTGACTACTGCTCATGCCGGTCTGCCATTCGCCACCTACGCGTTTGCCGACAATAGCCACCGTGACAATCTCTCCAGATTTGGCGTCTTCCAGCCACTGCTCAAGCATGGTTACGGCCTCAGAGTTGTCATGGGTTGTAACTTTGATAAACGGTTTGATGTTGTTTGTCATGTGTTTCCCCTTGCTCGTATGGCTGCGTCTACTTCTGCTTCAGACAAAATGTCCCATCGTTTCTTTTGGTGATTCTGGCAAATTCGGCGATACAGTTTGTCGTCAGACTTCGCTATATCGTCTGCTGTATCGATGTCGTCCAATAACATCCAAAGTCGCAATGATTTCTCACGTTCAGCAGCGGCAACAAGGGCGGCGAAGCGTGTTACAGAATTTAATGGCTTTTCGTCAGATCCGTAAGCCAATCCAGCCTCTCGTGCCATGCGGATGATGTCTTCTATGTTCATGTGTTTCCCCTTGCTCGTATGGCGGTGGCGCACTGTCTTGCACCGCTTGCCATTCCTTGATCTTCTGGATATGCAAACTTGTCCCAAAGTTCTTCGGCTCGTGATTCAACTTCTTCACACGCCTCCGCACACGCCCTACGCTCGGCGGCAGCAACCAAGGCAGCGAAGCGTTCAAGTTGAACATTTCCCGTGTAGCAAGTCCCCCATCGCGGATCAAACTCAATACCTACCTCCCGCGCCATGCGGATTATTTCTTCTCTATCCATGATTCTTCTCCTTCTTTGTTACTCCATTCTTGCCACCTTGCTGCGATGAGATCTAATAAATGTTTAAGCAGCGATTGATCTGAATCAGA